TACTCTATGATCAATTAACTATATACTGTATAGAGTGTATAAGAGTATGTACTCTAGTATGAGTCCTCTGGTGTAAGTACTCTCTGAACAGTTAATTATATACTGTATAGAATCTATAGTAGACCTCTTGTATAAGCTTCCTGAGTAGTTATCTATGTACCTCATGTGATCTACAGGAGCTACCCTAGTGCAAGATACCAGCTACCAAGGTTTCACTATAGAAGATATTAAGTCTAGTTTTGACTATGATCCTGTTTGTGGTAAATTCATAAACAAGAAGACTGGCGCTTTGATCTATGACTACAGGGTGTGTGTCAGGAACCCTGAAGGTAAGGTAGTTACACTAACGCTCTCCAGAGTGGCTGTGTGGCTCGTAGACGGCAAACTCGTTCCTGAAGGTGATGTGGTCAAGTTCAAGGACACTAACCACTACAACCTAGCCTATGACAACCTGGTGGTGGTCCCTGCTGGTGAGGCCAATAAGCCCACAGACACTAGTAAGTTTGTAGAGACTGCTACCAAGGGTGTTTTTTACAACCAAGAAACTAGGGTGTTTGTTGTAAGAAGAGGCGCGAAGCAGGCAATTTATAGGACTTTGGATTATAAAGTTGCTGTTGCAATAAGAAAAGAGTGGGAACTGGATAAATCTGTTCATAGGTGGGATAATAGCCTTCCTAGCTGGGTCAACTTTAGCTAAACTTGCCCCTTGACAAAGCTCTGCGTACAACCTATATGTGTAACATAGAAAGCACAACCATCACATTTTCTCACTGTACATGTTGAATGTTCTTGTGGATGCCGCTGTGCTTCTTAATACCTTTCGGTGGAGGTTAACCGACACTATCTTAATGGGCTATACGCCTCAAGGGTTCAAACCAAATGGCAGATAAGCTTATTCATAACCTCAAGATCGCCACCTATATCCGTAAGGCTATCCGTGCTGGTGTATCTATGAAGGTCATCCTTGACGAGATACAGCGTTTTGATCATGCACCCTCCTCTATGGCAGGGATGTATAGCGCATACCGTCAGGACATCTCTTCCGCTAGGGCGGACATCCAAGAGGCCGTTGGCTCTGTTGTTGTAGAGAAAGCCTTGTCGGGTGACATGAAGGCTGCTGAACTCTTCCTCCGCAGTAAAGCTGGGTGGAATCCTACGTTAAAAATTGAAGAAGTTGAACCTGAAGATGTCAACGAAGACACGGGCGCTATTGATGACCTGTTGGCCCTTCTTGGAAGAATTAAAGATAAACCTAAAGAAGAGTAACAATGAGTAAGAATGGTCTTCCAGTTCATGCCGACGATCTAAGGGCTATGGGCGAAGACCTAGAATCTTTGTTGTTGCAGCTAAATCCAAGTAAAGCTGAAGAGCTTATGTACAACTGGCCCTTCTGGGCTAGACCACAACAAATGCCCCCTGAAGGTGACTGGAACACGTGGTTTATTAATGCTGGCCGTGGTTTCGGTAAAACTCGTGCTGGCGTTGAGTGGGTTCGTAGTAAAGTAAAGCAAGGTCATAAACGTATTGCTGCTGTTGCTTCGACCAATTCGGACATAGATCGTGTTATGATTAACGGGGAGTCAGGGTTTCTAGCAAGGTGCTGGTCTGGAGATAAAACAGACAAAGGTATACTTATAGGTAAACCACAGTGGTCCCCTACCAAACGCCTTTTGTTGTGGGAGAACGGGGCCTATGTCCAGTTCTTCTCTGCTGAAGAGCCTGAGCGTCTTCGAGGCCCCCAGTTCTCAGCCGCATGGTGCGACGAAACAGCAGCTTGGAACCGTGACCGAGATACATGGGATATGCTCCAATTCTGTCTCCGTCTAGGTAAACACCCCCAAATCTGTGTTACCACCACCCCTAAGCCAACCAAGCTAGTCAGGGACATCCTCAAGAACCCCAAGACTGTCGTCACATACGGTTCTACCTTCGATAACTCAGCTAACCTTGCATCTACCTACTTGGAGGCTGTAAAGTCTCAGTACGATGGCACAAGGCTTGGTCGTCAGGAACTCTATGCTGAAATCCTAGATGAAGCCTCTGGTGCTCTCTGGAACAGACAGACGCTAGTTGAGTGTGAGATTGATGTTGACAACCCTGTAGAGTTCGCTGAAACTCTTGCTCGTGTTGTGGTATCAGTAGACCCTGCTGTCTCCTCGAATGCTGAAAGCGATATGACAGGTATTGTTGTAGCTGGCATGGACATCAATGGTGTCTGCTATGTCCTACAGGATGCCACAGACAGATATACCCCAGAAGGTTGGGCAGCTAAAGCTATCGAACTCTATCACCTCTATGGTGCTGACAGGATAGTAGCTGAACGTAACCAAGGTGGGGAGATGGTCCGCTATACCTTCAAGACCGTGGATGAGACAATCCCAATTAAGTTGGTTCACGCTTCTCGTGGCAAGTTCGCTAGAGCAGAGCCTGTGTCATCCCTCTATGAGAGGGGTCGTGTTAAACACGTCAAGGGCCTTGATGCACTTGAGGATCAATTAGTCCAGTGGGAGCCATTGGGCAATATTGGATCACCTGATAGACTTGATGCTATGGTCTGGGCAATCACTGAACTAGCTCTTAAGGGCATCGCTAAACCTGAACTTAATTTGGCCTATTCCGATGCGAAAGGTCTACTTATGCGGCTCTAGCCGCTTTATTGCTCAAGAAGCGCAAGCTTCGCCTGCTCCGCAACGCTAGGATATAACAAATGGCTAATTACGTTGACTTGACCTCTGGTATGGTTCGTGACTGGATTCCAGTTACCACCAATAACTCTGCTGACAACATGGGTGCAACAGCTAACAACCAAGTGATTGGCTTTTATGTTACTATTGGTGGGACTGTGGTATTCACTGTAGAAGGCGTTGACCGTACAGTTACGTTCCCGTCTAACTTCTATGTAACCTGTGCTGGTGTCACTCGGATTAAAGCTACGGGTACTACCGCTACTGGTATTCATTCTCTCGTAATCTAATCTCCTTTAAGGAAGCTTAATATGCCCTCTATTGCTCTTCCTGTGTCCCTTAGAGGGCAACTTCTTACAAGTTCAAGCAGAACCCCTCTTAGTTTTGTCCTGTTTATTCCATCCGGCTCTGACAGCCTAATCACGGCGGATAGCCTCACATTCAAGGTCAGGGAGTAAGTCATGGCCGATTACAATTCAACGTATACTGGCGCACAGATTGATGCGGCCATTGCCGAAGCCCAGACAGCTATTCAGCCAGCCGATCTGGCAACTGTGGCTACCACTGGTGATTACGACGATCTGACTGGCAAGCCCACTCTTGGGACTGCTGCTGCTACCGCATCTACTGATTATGCCACGGCAGCACAGGGAGCCAAAGCTGATACCGCTGTACAACCCGCAGCCATCGCCAAGATGCTTGTGAGCGACAATACTGGTGTCACTGGCGCTGATGTTATCTCCAACACGATCTCATTGACTGCTGCGGAGTATGCCGCTATTGGTACAAAAAGCGCCACTACTCTCTATATTATTGCGGGGTAAGGGATGCCTATTTCATTTGGATCGGCCTCGGTCACGGCGCTGTATCTCGGCACCACGTCCATCGTCAGCGCGTATCTCGGGTCCACGCAGGTCTTCGGTGGCGCGTCCGCGTTCACCCCGCTATCGCTGTTCTCGGGTGGCTCCCAAGGCATCTGGCTCGACCCCTCCGACCTATCCACCATGTTCTCCGACCGCGCTGGCACGACGCCCGTGACGACGCCGGGCACTGTCGTGGGGCTGCGGCTGGATAAGTCGAAGGGGCTGACGCTGGGGGCGGAGTTGGTGGTGAATGGCGGGTTTGCCACTGATACGGATTGGACTAAAGGCACCGGCTGGACGATTATCGGCGGCGAAGCTGTTTCTACCGCTGCGGCAAACAGTATTCGCATCCATCAACACACGGCGACGACTTATCCAGCCGCAGTTGTTGTCGAAATCAGGTATACAATCACAAGCCTTTCATCTGGCGCGTTCGCTCCCGTTCTTACGTCAGGGATTGGCGGGTCCATTGTCACCAATGGCCTAACATCTAGCGCGCCGGGAACCTACACTCAATATATCGTCTCTACTGGGACGTTTACTGGGTGGGGTGTTCGAACAGTCGGCATCACCACCGGCACCATCGACAACATCAGCGTCCGCGAACTCCCCGGCAACCACGCAGCCGCCCCAACCGACGCGGCGCGCCCGACGTATGGGGTGGAGCCGAAGGGGGGCAGGCGGAATCTGCTGACGTGGAGTGAGGCGTTCAGCGAAAGCGTTTGGGCAAAAACAAACGCAACTGTAACGGAAAATACTGGAACAGCGCCAGATGGGACTACCACTGCCGACAAGTTGGTAGAAACCGCTGTTACTGGAAGGCACATCATCACATCCAGTAGTTTTACTTTTGTTGCTGGGGTAGATTATGCTTATACCATCAGGGTAAAAGCAGCGGAACGGCAATATGTGCAAGTATCTTCATCTAGTCAGGCGACAAGTTCCTTTGCGAATTTTGACGTATCTGCAGGAACAAAGACAGCGGGAACTACAGGGTTCGGTAGTATTGCGCCAGACGCAAACGGGTTCTATGAAATAACTATCCAGTTTACTGCTGCTGGGGGTTCTGGGACTATAAGTGTCGATGCGTTGACAAACCCAACAGCGGGAAGGGGCCTTGGCTCTTACACCGGCGACGGCACTTCCGGCATCCTCATCTGGGGCGCTCAACTCGAACTCGGCCCCACCGCCACAAATTATCAACGCGTTCTCTCAGCCTACGATATCACCGAATCCGGCGTCGCCACGACACACTACGTCCAATACGACGGCAGCGATGACAGCATGTCCACGGCGGCGATTGATTTCACGGCGACGGATAAGATGAGCGTGTTTGCGGGGGTGAGGAAGCTTAGTGATGCGGCAACGGGTACATTAATCGAGTTTAGCGCCTCCCTAACGACGAACAACGGTTCATTCTTCATTCAAGCGCCGACCGGGGCAAACGACAGATACGGGTTCACCTCAAAAGGCACCGTGGCCGCAGCGACATTTGCAACCGGGTACGGCTCTCCGATTAGCAACATCGTCACAGGGCTTGGCGACATCAGCGGCGATTTAGCCACTCTCCGCGCCAACGGCGTTCAAGCCGCACAGTCCACGGGCGACCAAGGCACCGGCAACTTCGGGAACTACCCCTTGTTCATCGGTCGCCGCAATAACACCCTAACGCCCTTCAATGGCCGCGACTACGGGATTATCGTGGTCGGCAAAGCCGCATCCTCCACTGAAATCACAGACACCGAAACATGGCTGGCAGCTAAAACATCCGGGGTGACGATATGACCGACTACACCTCCGCAGTCCTGATCCTGCCCGCAGCCTATCGTGACGCAGGCAACACCCTCTCCGCCGAAATGGGCTGGCAACCCGTGGACGCAGTGCCGGGAACCTACTCCATCCCGCTCTGCACAGGCGACACGCTCACGCACTGGGGCTGTCGGGCTGACGTGACGCAGGGGTTTATCGATATGGTGGAGAACCCGCCAGAGGACGCTGCCGCGCTGGTGGCGGTGCTGGTCTATGATTGGCGGGTGACTGGTGATCCGCATGGGCATTTCGTGGACGTGATTGCGGCGAATGGGCTTGTGGTGCAGCCTGATTCTGTTGAGTGAAAGTTCGCAGGGGCTGGTTGATTCCAAAGAATGTGGCGCATTCGGTTAGCACTCGACCAAAACGAAACCATAAGTTCCGGCGCCCCTGCGTTGGCATGATTACATACCCGTGTCGGGGTATGCAATATAGTTTTCCTCGTAATATGCGTCAGCGATAATGGCGCCGATCATTTCCGTGATCGTGCTGCCAGGCGGGACTTGTGCTTCCAGCCAATGACGCACCTCCGGCGGCAGGGATCGCAGCAGGCAACCCATGTTGCCGCCGATCGGGCTTTCGATCAGCCCGGCCGCCCTGGCTTTGCTGATGTAGCCATTGACCGTTCTTTGCCCCACGCCCATGCGTTCGGCGATCACCTCGGTGTCCAGCTTGGCGTTGTGCAGGCGCGCTGCGTGCTGGATAACCGTCTCACTCTTCTTCGTCATGCTCATGCTCCATCGGGCTGCGTTTATTGTTTGGGACAGGATCCACGGCTTTGCGTTCGAGGAACCTGACATGGGCTTCTAGGGAGGCGATCCGGTCGATGGCGTCGGTGGCCACGTCGGCCAGGTGCGGCCAGTTCATCATCGGCCCGTGGGCTAGGACGGCAAGGTGGCCGAGGCGGTCTTTGATGTCAGTCATGCGTCACGCCCTTTCGTGGCGGGCGTCCAGTTTGTTGGACGCGGCGCAAGGTGACGACCATCTTCATTTATGAACCACGGCTTACCGTCATTGCACACATAACCTTCATCGGCCCGAACTGCGACGCCCCAACGCATACGGCGCGGGCCAAAAGGGCGCTTCGGATCAAGGCTGCACCCAATATAAACAGTGCCATCCTTCGGCGCTGTCTCAATCGGTTGCCAGTCCCCTTTCGTGGCGGGCGTTAACATGACCGCAGCCTCATGTTCGCTTTTCGGCGTTTCGTTAACATGAGCGGCGGGCTGCACGGCGGGAAGGGCGCGGGTGTTCCACTCATGGGGCGAAGCGCGGCGAACCGTCCAGCCGATGCAGAGCCCATGCGCGCAGGCAACTGTAAGGCCATCTACCTTGACGGCCTCGCCACCGCAGAACGGGCAGGGAAGTGGCGCTTCACTCATATCTTATCCCCCTTGCTTCAGCCTTCCGCAATTTCAGCCTTGCCCGTTCCTTCGTGACGCCCGCCGCCTTCGCAAGTTCCGCCAGCGAAACGCCGCGCTGAAAGCTGCGCCACATCACCTCATCATCCGTCTCGCCTGGGTGCGGCAGCAGCGCGGTCAGCCGGGCCACCTCCGCCTCGGCCCGCTCGGCGCGCTCCATGACCATCACGAAGCCCCGGTCGCGTTCCTCAAGGATGCGCTTGCGGTCGGCCATGACGGCATCGACGGCGGCTGCGAGGCGGTCACGCTCGGCGGTGAGCATTAACACGTCGCCCGGAACATGTTCGCTTTTCGGCGTTTCGTTAACATGAGCGGGCTGCACGGCGGTCAGGGCTTCGTTTTCCCCGCGAAGCGTGATGCAGGTTTGTTGCAGTTCGTAAAGTTCGTCTTCCGCCCGGTCACGCTCTGCGGTCAGGGCATCGCAGCGGGCATCCGCTGACAGAAGCAGTTGAAGCAAGGTCTTGCTATCGTGCTGCGCCAATTCTTCCTCAGTCATCGTCATGCTCCCGGTCATCATCGTCGCGCTCGTCATCATGGTCGCCGTGGTCGTCGTCATCATCGTGGTCCGGCTTCGGGTCCGGCTTCGGCGGCTCTGGGTCAGGGCCGGGCGGCGTAGGTTCGGGCGCTGGCGGCTCCGGCGTCGGCTTAGGCTCTGGCTGCGGCTCTGGCTTGGGCGCAGGCCCCGGCTCTGGCCGTGGCGACACATCCCCACGCGCAAGCAAGGACGGGCCTCCGCCGCCCTCTTGCGCGCATCCCGGGAGCAGCGGCAGGACAAGGCACCGGTCAACGTGCGAACCGCAGGCTGCCAGCGGCAGGAGCAGGAGAAGGTATTTCATTGCACCAACCTCGCGAAAAGCGTTGCCAGCCCGACGCACGACAGGGCGACGGCAACCATCGTGATGGCGATCACCATCGCGCCGGGTTTTGGCGTCAGCCACATCTCGTCCTCGACGATACGGCACAAAGCCCGATCGGCTGGGTCATGACTGTGAACTAGCACCTCGAACGCAGCATCGATGGCGTCCAATTCATAGTAGCGGTGATTGCGCAGGACGTACCTGGCCGTCGAATATCCCTGATGCACCGCCGGCGTCTGCATAACTTTCGCGCTCATTCTTGTGCCTCCACGATGCTGTAAAACCAAATCTTCAGCGAGTTGTTGTATTCCTTGACCAGCCGACCCTCGGCGCGCAGGTCCGTGAACGCGCGGTCAACGGTTTTCTCGCCTATCTTCAGCGACCGTGCGATGCCGCCGCGCGTGTCGCGCCCATTGGCCAAGTGCTTCACGACCGCCGCAATGATTTCCAGGGATGCCTGGCGCGGGTAGCTTTCCCCGTCGGCCGGCGTCTTGCGCAGGAAATTCGGGATGCCGGCCATCCACAGGATCCGCAGGCGGTCTTGGTCCCATTCGACGAACTTGTTGGGGAGGTGGGTCATCACAGTCCCGCCCCCATCCCGATCATCAGCATCATGTAAAGGCCGCCGAACAGGCAGGCCACGCCGATCATGTCCCGGATCATTGTGCTTTCTCCGCGTTGTAAATGGCCTGACGGATCTTGCCCTGCGTCGCCACGTCTTCGGCCGAAATGCGCGACCGGTTTTCGATCTCGTTGTTCATCATGCGCAAGGCGTCCGGCCCCATGGCTGCAAGCTTGGCCACCGATGCTTTCCACGCGACCATGGAACGCTCGACGGTAACCTTGTCGCGGGCTTCTTCCCAAGCCCACTTCAGCGCGCGGCGGATCACCTTGGAGCCTTGGCCGATGCGCTTGACGTTCGCCCAAGCCGTCATCATGACCCAAGCCCGGTTCGGGGTCAGGTCGCCGTTCTTGGTG